CACAACAGGCAGCTATAAGTTGGTTACGATCAATCGGCACTTGGCAGCGTCGTTTGATCTGGTGAATCCTCGATTTTCTTTCCGCACTCATCGCACAAGTCCCTCCTATATGCTTCAGTGTGACATCCACACCGGCCTTCACAGGCACACCCTCTCACGGAGTCCCTAATCGCCTTAATCCCTTTAAAGAAAGGTTCACAATGACACTTATACTCAGTCGCCATTCTCATGCTCCCAGATCTCTTTTAGACCTTCGTGTTCTTCATCAAACCACAGCATGTCTCTAGCTTCGATCTCAGCTAGCGTCAATGCAGCCATCTTCGTAAACTACCTGACGCATTTCCTTACCGACCTTTTGATTAACTGTAACCAAAGTCCCTTTGTACCCTGTTAGATCGGATAGATTAAATCCGCCCTGCTTCCTTGCTATGAACTCAATAGATGTTCTGTTAGCAAACCATTCCATTTGTTGTCCCCCGATTTCAATCGTGAGGATTGGCTTAATCACTGTCTTGTCTCTGTCTCTTGGATGTTGTACTTCTCTGTTCTCTGCTTTTACGACTACATAACTGGTGTCTTCCAATGTGGAGACAAAATCACCTGTTATTCTGTCGAATCCTGCAATTCTTTCTTCTACCATTTTTAATTCCTTATGACTTCTGAATCATAGCCACATCTCCTACAGAAATATCCCCCGCTAACCCGGCGAGATAGATTTGTACTCTGACATCGGACACAATTCTGAAATTCCATGTCTATCTCTCTATCTCTGTCTATTTAAGTGTTCTCTCTCATTTCGTGATAGCTAATTCACCTACCTATCTCATTTCAGAAGGGCTAGTGCGGACTCAATTTTCTTTATCTTATCTTGCAAAGAGGCCTTCTGTTGTTCCAGTTGCTCCTTTGTCTGTGTGTAAGTCTGAGATTCCTCAAGTACAATCGTCGTCTTGACTGCGTCTATCGTCTCATTCTCGTTGATCTGTACCGCTACCTTCTCTAAGTTTTCTGATTTAATTTCTGCCATAGTATTAGTGTGCCTCCCATGCTGCACCTGCTGCATTCCATATCCACAGCGTGCCGGCAGTCCCGAGAGGGATGTTTGGTGTTGCGTTATCCCAAACCGCTTCACCGTCGGCTATCCCCGCAGGGACCGGAGCTCCTCCAGGAGCTGCATTGAAACAGAAGTTTAGTACATTGAAGCCAGCTGCTCCAAAGTCAACGGCTGCACCAAATACAGCCCCTCCGCTCCCGGTAAATACTCCTGAACATGCTAGAGTTCCTGTTACTCCTACAGCTCCTGCTGAATAATCTATAAGCTGTGCCCCGTTTATTGCTAGTCCTAAATTATTAACTGCTTGTTGGTAAAAACCATCTTCTCCTGTACCGATCCGTAGGGCCGGGGTAGCTACTGTCCCAGCTACATTTGATCCGTCTATGATCACTTGCCCTCCTTCCGTATCGTTCGTGTTCTTGATGACCCTTAACCAATCCTTATCCTGCGCAGTCCCCCCAAAGACTCCAAAGACTGAGCCGGTCGTTAAGGTATCGGAGTCACCTATAATATCTACTCCGACCCCGGACGTCAGTCCGGAGACATCTACCTGTAGCCCTGTGCCTGAGGTTACAGTTGCCATATTTAACAGCCATGCTGTTGTGTTGGTAGCAGTAGTTACATAGTCCCCACTCTCATTTAACTGGAATACCTCTGATCCATGAGGCCCTACTGCAAAAGCAGTTCCTGTTCCAGTGTGGCAAGCTCTTATGACTGAAACGTCGTTATCGTCTGCTTCGCAATGCAATAGATCTGTAGTCCCGGGATTCCCTGAGTGTTGGTGTATGTGTACTAGGTCACCACTGAATCCTCCAGTGGCTTCTATCTCAAAGCCTCCATCTGCTGTTGCTGGAGCTTGATAAGTGAATTTGATCTGCTTGTTAGCCATAGTGAATGCTTTATTCGCGCTAGGGTTTTCTAAGTTATCCAGAGTGTGTGTGTGTCCTGGATTTGATCCGCTTGTAACATTAGCTCCCGTCACTGTAGTTGCGGCAAGGGTACCTGTGACATCAATTCCTGTCGCGTTTACTCTACCTATCTCAGTCCCTCCTGCGATTAGGCTTAAATTGTCTGCTGCTTGCTGACCGATCCCTGTATCTTTATCACTTTGATCTGGAATTAAAGTTGGGTTTGTACTGCTTGCAGCCTCATTTACCATAACAGGGCCTGCTGTGTTTTGACTTTGAAAAGTATTTGGATCCCAGATCCAGTCAAGAGATCCATTGATTATTACATACATCTTATCCCCGGCCGCAGCCGTGAAGCCTGTCTGTCCCGTGCCCAATCTCAAATCCGGGACAGTTTGACTAGCAGAATTATTTGATCCATTTAATATAATTTGCCCCGATTCATTATCTCCTGAGTGCATAATTACTTTCATCCAGTCTTTATCTCTACTAGCTCCCCCAAATACACCCAATAGATAACCTGTTGTCAGGTCGTCAGAATCTCCAGTTATTTTTATCCCTTGCCCCGAAGTTATTGTTGCAAGGTTGAATGATACTGCTGGCCCTCCTGTAGTGGCACTTGTTACCCAATCACATCCATTTCTTCTTAGCGTTAGGTATAGATTGTTATTCTCTCTGAAATAGTAAGCATATAAATTATCTACGTCAAACTGCATATTATTTGCGTCTCTTATAAGAATATGTGGCCTATCCTGTCCTTTAGCTGCGTACAGTCCAAGATGTTTCCCAGCACCGTCCCCGCCATAGATCTTGCTCTCTGCTCCCGTTGGATCTAATAGGATATCCCTATTGTTTTTTGGTACTAATTCAGTTCCATTGTCCGTCCATAGCGCTGCACTGTCTACGTATTCCTTTGTCGCTATGTCCTTTGCGTTTGTAGGCGTGTGCTGTACTGTACCTTCCTTAGCAGTGACCGCGCCTGTTCGTACATGAGGATCAATATTCTCTCTAATATTATCATATCCAATCTGGCCCTGCTTTCCTTTCTGTGCTGGCCTAAACATTCCCAGCATTTTATTAGCATTAGCCTTAGCCATGTTAAAAAAAGAGAAATACAACTATTTAAGACTTTTCTTAAACAGCTGTAGTTATTCGAGGATGCCCTTTGATTTTAAATCCTCGATCAGAGTGCATAGACCATCGCCTATAACTGCCACTGCTGCATTTGCGTCAATAGATCTATCTGTTGTTACGTTCGTTGTTGTCCATGCTCCAGTAGCAGGCTGTGTCGATTTAATGGCTATTGATTGTACTGATTCCTCTACCATTACTTCTTCACCTTCTTTTTAGGCTTCTCTGCTGCTTTGAATTCGTCTATAAACTCTGAAAGGTGAGGATGATCTCTCCCTGCCAAATATGCTCTACGGGCGAGTTTACGCCTCGTCGCCATTGTCATCTTCGAGTTCCTCCTCTTCCTCTTCCAATTGTTCTTCTTCATCTACCATCTTAAGCTTCCTCTATGTTAATGACAAAGACCTGCTGTCCGTTTGAACTCGGAGCAAGTAGCCAATTGTCATTAGCGCTATTCCTTAACGCTTTTATGGCCGTCTTAGCGGCGGATGATAGAGGCAAGGTATAAGGCCCTGCCTCAGTAACATCACCTGCTGCCATTTTAAGCCGCCGTGTTGTCGATCAAAGTTATGGCTTTTGGATTGGTTAGCTGTGCTTGTCCTAATTCCCAAGCTCTGATTGTCCAGTCTTGTCCCGGAGTCTCAATAGTCTTGACAGTTAGAGGCATAGCTTCTACCCAAGTTCCACACTCTTGACCTACACAAACTAAAGCGTAGTCTGCGGTTACTGAGTTAGACACAATTATGTTTAATCCCAATATCTTTCCGACTCTACCGTTTCGAGTAACGCCATCAGTGTAGAATTGCCCTGCGTTCCGAACGTTAGCATTCCCAAGAAGGTTTGCAAAATCCTTTGGATTGACTAGTAAAAAGCCATTTCCATTCAATGGATCATAGTTGTTCTCCTGAATAGCCTTAATCGAATCAAGTATATTCTGGATTGGATCTCTGTTTGCTATCGTTGCAGAATCCCATTCGCTTCCAGCCGCGATGCTAACTGAGTTGATGTTAGTTGCCGATTGACCTTCTGAGATAACATCCCAAATTTCATCATCGACTGACTTTGCGACTGCTCTACCTATTCTGAGCAAAGTCCTAGCTATGACATCAACGTTGTTCAACATAGCGTCTTCCATTGCAATTACGCCTTCCATTCCATGCTTTAAGGTTATTCCGCTTTGCTTTGTCCATGTTACCTCTCCGTATGGGAAGTTAGCGAATCTTGGAATTCCTTTTACATTAGCACCAGTTCCGCCTGTCAGATCAGCTGCTGTTTCTTGATAATAGACTTCACTCCAAGCTGAGCCCTTCTTAATCATAACTACGCTCTTGAATCTATATTCTTGTAGAGCGAATCCAGTTACGACTCTCTGGACGTCCTCTGCTCGAAGGTCTGCCATACTTGCGGAATCTGCCATTTTATGCGTACACTCCTACTGCTACTGCAATAACTTCTCCGGATGCGGCGGTTTCTAGTGCCTTGCCTACTCGGTCTCCAAGTAGTTCGTCGCCTGCGTCCTCTGCTTTTACCTTGTTTGCTCCGTCTGTGACTACATAAGTCCCAGCTGCCGGAGTTGACGTGTCCGTCGTCATATCAAAAATGCCCTTTGTCCAGACACCTATGTTAGTGACTCCATCGTTTGCGGTCTTCTCTTCTGCTGCTATACCTGCGAAAGATCCCTCATCACCTGAGAGAGCTGCAGTTCTAGGATCTGAGATTGCTAATACTGCACCCTTAGCTATACCAGTTCCGTCAGCACAAGTAAACCGTATTGGCTCACCTTTTGGGTAACCCAATAATTCAATGATTACTGCTTCGTCTGCCATTGTATTTAAAATTCTAATTAAGAATATTTAAATCTTTCTGGGAAATCGCTATGCGACGACGAAAAAATTATTTATCCTTTTTTTGCTTATTTTGTCTTAATTCTCTCTGTTTTTTTATGTATTTCATGGCTTCTAAATCACCATCGTCGCATTCAGTTAGGAAATCAGCAAATCTTCGAATATTTTCTTCTAAATCTTCCGGCGTCCAAGTCCAACAATTCCCACAGGTATTTTCCTTATCCCTCGGCGTATTTTGAACGAATTTGCGATTCTTTTCACAAACTTTACATTTCTTTTTAACTAATATTACCACGTGATTTCTTCATCAACGGATCTAAACCGAGCCCTCCGAATGCTTTTTCTATCCTTTCATCAGATTCCGAGTTTGGATTCTTCTCTTCTCTTACGTTACCTCTTCCGCCTCTTTCCACTTCGTCTAAGAGCTTTAAGACTTCTCTCTTCTGCTCTTTTAGCTTCAATTCCCTGTTTTCTATCTCTAATTCCCTTTCTCGGAGCTTTTTGTCTGCTGCAGCTTCAATTCTCTTGTCTATGACTTCATCTGTCTGTTTTATCTCTTTTTTGACTTCAGGCTCCTCATTTTCAGGTTTACTTTCTGTTTCTTCCATAATCCGGAAAGGAAAACCTTATATTTAAGTATTTCGATAAAACTTTATGAAAGAAACATTGATTCTATCAATCTTTGCGAATTTCTTATTGATTATAGGAGTTTTATATCTATGGGTATCGAGAAACTGAAAAGGGTAGTTTGGTTACTTCAGGAGCGTCACCCCGGCGGTGTGTACCGGCGGAAGGAAGTTGAGAGAGCTATCATGGAGATCTGCGGCTATCATCCTCAGACTATTAAGACTGTTAAGGCTGCTCTCCTAAAGGTTGGTTATTTGCGCCATGATCACTATCGTATGAAACTCTGTGATGATTTTGATTTCTAAAATTCTGGTGGTAAAAAATTCACCGACCCCTAGATATTAGACAATATAAAAATCCCAAAGATCGCAAAGGATCAACGGTACAAACAGTACAAATAGCCCAATTACAGAGGTATAAATGGGAAAATACTGCCCGAGCGGGCTTTGCACCGCGAGGGCAGTTAGTATAGGGAAATAGTAGGGAACTAGTGGAGAATCATCTTAAGAGAAAATAGACCCCCGAGCGAAGCGAGGGGGGAAATAGTTAGCAGGCGGCAGCCATCTCTTATGGATCAAATAAAGGGAGAACATACCCGGCACTTGTATGGGAAAATAGTGCGGGCGCCCGCAGGCGCCCGAGCGAAGCGAGGGCGCCCGCGAGCGGAGCGAGCGGGGGGGCGAGGACCACTTTTGTAGGTCCGAGCCCCCGTACTTTTCCAACGAAAGCTTTAACGTGGACAAGAGCTCAGCTCTTGGACTGTTATTGCTTTCGTTCATAGACGTGTGCGCGCTTGTGTCTGTGTGCGTGCTATTGCGAGAGGAGCCCGAAGGCTTTCAGCCGAGGGCGACTCGAGCTGTCGCGCCTGTTATCACGAACTATCACAGATCAAGATACTACCTATCACGAATTGAGATAGGAAGGATTGAGTAGCAACTTATAGGCTACAGTGAACAGATCATTATATATGATGAACTAAACGTTAACGTAAGCGTTGGCTTGACATTCATAGTAGTTCGGTATGCCGTGAGCCTCTCCCGCAACTACCTAGCCGTCTAAATAACGCTATTCTTAGAGAGTAGTACATTAAGACATAAACATTGTATCAAAAAAATAAAGTCTAGCTACAAGAGCTAGACACACACGCACACTCACACACACGCTCTTATTTGTAACCATGGCTCTTAGCATAATCACATCTTTCACATAAACAAGCATCACATAAACATCTTACTGCTCCTTTTCGGCATCGACTTCCGCAATCTTCGCATTTCATCAGTAAACACCCTCGAAGATGTATGGCGCCAACTTTGCGCCTAATTCAGTTATACTTTCTTTTAGGTTGTTCAATTTTATCAAATTCATCAACTCCTGGAGAGATCTACTCTCCCGGAGGGGAGAGAGAGATGTTGAGCGAGTAGGAGCGAACTCTTTAAGATAACTTCGTCTCAACGAACGTTTTCTTATTGAGTTTAGCTCCGTATTTGAGCGAAACGATCTATAAAAGTGTGATGAAGCCCAAGAATAATCCTACCGCTAGAGAAGCCTCTAGTGCAAGATGGAATAGAGCCATTGTGTTTTGATCCATTTACATTTATACCTCCTTTTTAGTGAATGGGTTAGGTATTACCCAGCCCCCTAGTCCTGCAATAGCTGCTATAGTTGTTGTTAGCAGGACGCCGTTAATTCCCTGAGAAAGAGCATAAACTTCTAAGATGGTGATGCAAATCATGGCTGTAGATGCTACTTGCCACTGCTTGGGTTGAATTCCGATTCCCTTTCACCCCCCAAAGAACTATCTTTCGACTCATCTGTGAGTAAATTTCCTATAATGTCTCTTGGGAATTCTAATTCTATTTTCAGTCCTAACTGAGATTCTATATTCTCCTCTAGGAACTGCTGGTTGAACTCTACCATTTGTTGGAATGCTAAATATAATATTTTAGAGGAAGCCTCTGTTGTGTCCTTGCCCATGCCCATTATGACCTCTGGGACTCCCTCTGCTATGAGGAACTGTTGCATGAGCATTTGTATCCAAGGTAGTGGGTCCAAGGTAGCAAACTGTGGTATTGCTACCCTCTCGATGTTGTCCACGACGTCCCGTGGAATGATCATGTTCTCGCCAAGCTTTACTGCCTTGTCCATCTTCTGTTTGAATGCAGTTAGTTCTGTCGTATCATCTGAGTCTACGGAGATAACTAGCAATGGCTTGACATATCGGTGGAAGACTGTGCGCATGTCCCTAAAGCTCTCGTTCCTTGCGTCGATTATGTCCTTACACTGCTCTACAGTCCCTCTCCCATGTATTTCCCCATCTAAGTTCTGCCACATTAGGTGGAACATCTCCTCCGGCTTCCACGTTGCCGAAGGTTTCTTAGAGCTAGTGTCGTCCCATTGCTCGTACCTCGTGATAATACCTTTCTTTGTAGCTATGACTTTGATAGTTTCTGGGGCGAGAGGCTTGAGATTGATTACTCGTCCGGACTTGTTACGAACAATCTCAGCATAAGCGTCTCCCCCGACAGTGTAGGTACGGACTAGGTTGTTTAAAATTAGATTGAAAGTCTGTTTACCGTTTCCAGTAAATCTTTTTAAAATTTTAGAGACTGATCCTGAGGCAGTGAATCCATTACCTACTGTCCACATTGCCTTACGGTCAATGACAGCCCGGAGCTCTGCTATCTTGTTATAATATCCCTTCCACTTTAGAAACTCTGCTTGGTATGTGGTCTCGTTGGCCGTAGCTTGTGGTACGTTTATATGATCATCTACTGATCTAGTGAATGACTGATCTGAATCATCAAAATCATTCGTGTTCATTGATGTTGTGTCTGCTGATCCTATTGAGCCTCTTGCCATTATGCGTCTTCTAACCATCCCACAACTCTTGCTTGAGCTGTTATTCCTGCTGCCGATCCTGTTATCGTTACCGCAACTCCTGCGTCTGCTTGTATCGGCAATATCAGTGGCAGAGCAATATTTGCGTTTGTTTCACTTGTCCCTGCTACTACTCCTCCACACCTTACTTGAGCGAATCCTGTCCCTCCTTTATCCACAGAAGCAGACCTTGGAGATGTAGAACTGTTCGTTGCTGCTAGTGTCAATTGCGTCATAAACAACTTCTTCCCCGCTGGTACAGTGTACATTGTAACTACTGATCCTCCTGTTACAGTTCCATTTATGAATACGATAGTTGAGTTCCTGAGATTATACTGTACTTCGTCTTCTGATCTTGTTCTTAATCTATCTGGCTCGTCCTGTGTCACATTTCTTTTCCCGAACAGGTCGTCTTTAAGAAAATTTAATA